ATTATCTACGTTTCCCAGTCACGATCCTGGCGATTGAAGTTGCCGTTGCTGATGTTGAGCGTATAAAAAGAGTACGGCGATGTATTGGGATCAAAATTCGACACCCCCACGGCCATACAGCGCGTCTCATCAGAGCTAAATGCGATGTGGGAGCTCGTGGCAAAAGTAGATAATGCCTGTTGCTCAACGACAAAGGTGCTGGCATTGATGACGCGAAACCGAGAGCCCATAGTCGCCAAATAGGTGCCCGACTCCGAAAACTCTACGCTATCGACCGCGCCAAGGTTGAAATCAATCGTGCCGTTTTGCAGGCCCACGACCACCATGATCCCCGAGCTAAGAACGAGGGCGATGGATAACTCATCGGGCGAAAGTCGGACCTGGCGGAACTCTGACGCCGCGCCGTTGGTATTTAGGCTTGAAGAATCACCGACGCCATTTGTGCCGTATAACACCAGCGTCTCGTTTGGGGCGTTGCCGGTAACCTCTGCCACCAGTCGAGATTGATTTTGCGCTCGGCTGTATACGAAAACTCGCCTGTCGTTGTGGTAGGCAATCGTGTCGCCTCGATAGTCAACGGTCTGGCCTGGGAAGTTCTGAGGGAACTGAACGCCCTCGACTTCCCATTGCGGCAACAGCTCATCCTCTGCCGTCGTGCTTACGATATCCGTCTTGTTAATGCTCGCAGGGCGAATAATCTTCACTGGCGAATCTCCAGGCCGTCGATTTCAAAGCGCTCAAGAAGGCGGGCGGTTTTGGCCGTGTGCTTGGCAATGGCCTGCTGTGTTGCGGCCAGATCGGTACGCAACCGGCGCAACTCGGACGTTGTAGCGGGGTCGGATTGAACAATGGGCTGCGCATTGACGACAGGCGCGGGGGCAATGACCGAGGGCGTTGCCGTGATTTGCTGCCCGCCCAAGGTCTGATTGATTTGCGACAGGGCCCGGATTTGCTCTTGATGCTGAACCAATCCCGCGCTGCCCTGGTTCTCGATGGCCTGTAGCGTGCGCTCCTCGACAGTGACCTGCTCATCGGTCAGCGCCTGCAACTCAGTCAGCAGTGAGGCGGTTTCTAGTTGCTCCCGCGTGAAGTCCTCCAGCGTGCTGAAGTTGCTCGGGTTCAGTGATGTGACCGCATCCAGCGCATTCGACAGCCGCCCTTCGTCACGAACAACACCGGCGTTGAGAATGTCACGAATCGTCGCCAGCCCCTGCTCTCGGGTTTGAGTCAGCAGTGACTCGCTCTGCCCCAAGACGCTTTCAAGCGCACGTGCAACGCGATCAGACGCTGCCTCGGCAAGTTGCAACTGCTCCCGCTGCTGGTCGGCAAGGTCTGCGTTGCGGTCTTCAAGCATCGTGTAGTACGTATCAGCCGCGCCCTGAAGGCGTAACAGGGTGGCGATGTTTTCAGCGCCGGATGCTGTGGCGCCGTTTTGGGCTTGCAGGAGCGCAAAGTATTGCTCGCGGGTTGCCGGTAACTCCAGATTGGTTTGCGCAAGCGCTCGACTGATGTCTGATTGGGCAATTGCAAACTTTTGCGCATCGTTGGCGAAGCTGCTGATGAAGCCTTCCATCGAACCGATAAAGGACTCAACGCCACCGGCTGCCTCGATGAGCCTTTCAGATGCGACTGCCAGGTCACGGCCCGCCAATTCAGCAAATTGGAAACCGAGCCTGTTTGCCGCCTCTTCGGTAATCAGCGCTTGATTGGCGACTCGGGAAAGGGTTTCACCCAATCCTTCGCCGGCCCGCTGAAACTCATCCAAAAATGGAATGACGGCTTCTGCGGCTTGGTCGAATATGCCGCTGAACACAGCTTCCAGTTCTGCGGCCTGCTCTTCCGCATTAAGCCCTTCCAGGCTGATCTTTTGGGTCTGAACTCGGAACTCTGACAGCGCCTGAGCAATTGCCGCTGACGAGAAGCCCAACGCCTCAGCACCGGCAACCACAGAATCCTGAATCCCACCAAATACCAGCGAGATTTGCCGTTCAGCGTCAGAGCCTAAGCGCTCAAAGCGGTCAAATCGCTTATCTGACCCGAACAGGCCGCCATCTTCCTCAATGGATGCGAATGCCTGCGCTGTGAATCGCCTATCGCCTTCACGAACGCCAGCGATCATTTCATCAAGCGTTGCGCCAAAGAGCTGAATGCCAACGTCTTTGATTTCCTGGCTGCCGCCGAATATCGCCCCGCCAAGGTCTGACAGCAGCCCGCCAGTCAAGTCGTCAAGGAATCCGGCAGTCTCGGAGAACAGCCCACCCAGAGCGTTGTCAAGCGCATCGCCAAACGGCCCAAGCAAGCCAGTGAAAAACGTCATCGGCCCGAGCCCGCTTGCAAACCCACCAGGGCCAAACGCAACGCCAAGGCCGCCCATAGCAAGCTGCTCTTGGCTGAATCGGTCATTTGTTTGGAACTCAATGCCGTCACGCGCCCGCTGGACCCTAGCAGAAGCGCCACTGATTCCAGCCTGCAATCCTTGCAATGCGCGAAGCATTCCTTGGTTGATGCCAACCAACTGACCAATACCGGCCTCTGAACCTTCAACAGCGCGGGCAATCGACTGCGACTTCTCGTCAATACTGCCCAATACAGTACCTGTGCCCTGGGCGGCCTGACGCGCCTCAGTCGGGTCCCAATCGCTGCCACCGAAGAAGTCCGACAGCTCAGAAATCGCCAACTGCGCAACGCCACCGGCAAGCGCCCCGGCAATCGGGCCTGCGAATGCCCCGCCAATTTGAGCGAAAATGCCGCTGCTGGCCGTCACGTTGCTGGCCAGGGAATCGGTTACGGACTTGTTGACGATGCTCGAAATGGATGCACCAAGCGCCCCACCAATGGCATCGCCGATGCTATCCCAATCACCGGACGCAATGGCGTTTTGCAGGGATTGAGCCACGGAATCGGCGGCGGATTGCCAGGGGTTCAGGAAGGCTTCAGCAGCATTGCCACCGGCCTTCTCAAACTGTCCCGGGTCGTTCAGCGCATTGACAATTTCATCGGCCTGCGCTTCGGTGATAAATCCGCGCGCCACGGCGTCCTGAACAATGGCGACTTCGTTGGCGAATGAGCGAAGGTCTGCGCCGAGTGGGTCGGTCTGATCCAGCAGAGATTGCAGGCGGTTATAAGCCGATTCTTGGGCGGCGTACCAGTCAAGGGCCGCTTGCTTGGCTTCTTCGGCTGCGGCTTTCTGTTGCTTGAGTTTCTGTGCAGCGTCAAAGGCGGCAAGGCCGTACTCGATTTGCGCCTGAGTAGCGCCCTCACTTGCCAGTTCATGGGCAACCAGTTCGCGCTCCGTGAGTGACAGAGCCAGAAGCTCGCCTTCGAGTTGATTGATGACGCCACCGACGGCAGCAGCTCGCGCTCGCTCTGCTTCTTGCTGCAATTTGCGCTGGCGTTCGCGTTCTGCCTCGATTTTTTCCTGCTTTTGCTGGCGTAGACGCTCATCCTCGGCTTCTTGAGACGCCGCAACAGCGTCAGCGCTTCGTTCTTGAGCTTTCGCCTCTGATTCAAGCAATTCAAGGCGCTCTCGATAAATGCGGTTAATGTCGGCCTCAAGCTGCTCAATACCAATCGCGTCAGGGTCAAATTCTCGAAGCCTTTGAAGTTGCGACCGAAGCTCTATCTCTTCTTGAAGCAACTGGAAGGCGCGATCTGCGCGGTCAGGATTCAGTCTTTCATTGACGCGTTCAAGACCAGATGCGAGCTGATTAATGAAGTCCGTAAAGGCTCCGTTTTCGTTCGCAATCTCGCCCATAGCAAGGCCAAACTCCTCAACGCGCTGGCTCAGTGTGTCAAATGCACCGGAAAGACCGGCAGCCTCGCCTTCAGCAGCCCCGCCAACCTGATTTTGCAGCTCATTCAGAATCAACTTTTGCGCATCGGCAACGCGGTTGGTCTCCACCATTTGCCGGATCACTTCTTTCTGCGATTCGGTAAACGACACGCCAGAACGGCGCAAAGCAGTAATGCCCTGAATTGGGTCTTCCAGCGCCTTGCCGAGCTGCGTTGCTGATTGGCTTAGGCCGGTTCCAAACACAGTAGACAGGTCGGCAGACAGCTCTAGGGCCTCGGAAAAGGTGGCGCCGGATATACTGCGGAAAGACAACAGGACGCGCTGCGCCTCCATGACGCCGCGAGTGTTTTGCAGTGTGGCAAGGGCCAGAGATTCGGCCTGCTCACGAAGACCCTGGGAGGTAAAGCCGGCAGATTGACCAGTGGCCTTGATGACGGCATCCAACGACTTCATCTGCGCTTCGTAATCGGCAGTGTTGCGAATTGCCTTCGTAAAGGCGGCGCCCAATCCAAGGCCAGCCAGAACGCCGGAGAACCCAACGGCTGCACGGCTAAGGTTGGAAAATGCGCGGCGACCACGGCCCTCGGTCTGCTCTAGCTCACCACGGAGACTACGGAGCCGTCTCTCGCCGGTCAGCGTATCAATGACAATCTTCAATCGGCTATCGAAGGACATAAATGAAAGGCTCCGGCTCAGGCGCTATACTCAGTGTTTTAACGGACAAGCGAGGCTGAAAAATGAACGTAATCGGCGGAAACTACGGGGCCGACGGCAAGGCGCAAATTGCTACAAATGGCGTTTCGGTCAACGGGGAGCGAATCAACCAAGGCGACATTGAGGAAATGTTCGCAAAACAGCATAGCCAGCGAGAATTTAGCGCCTTGGTTCTGTTTAGCGGTGTACTCCTGTTCGTGCCCTTGTGCTGGGGCTTTGCATACCTTTTCCTTGGCTCGATAGCAGGCTTCCTTGCCGGTCTGGCTGCGTTCGTGCTGACGCTTTTTGCCTGCTTTGACTACAAGGAAAGCCGGATCGTGACCATTAACACAAAGGACGGAAAGACCGTTTCCATCCAGTGCAAGAAAAAGGACGCAACGAAATTAATGGAGTTTGCGCCTTAACTCTTGGCGTGTTTGGCTCGGTAATCGTCATCAAGCGCCCCGATGACTTCCAGGCACTCATCCGGCTGGCAGGGCCATTGCAAGCGCTCTGCCATGCTCAGAATGTCCAGCGGCGGCAACGGCATCAGCCCACCCATTGACACAGGACGGCCACGACAGAGCAGGTTGAAGGCGTTAATCCAGAAGGCCGTTCGCTCATCAAGTTCAGGCGGCTCGCCATCAACGCCAATCAGTGCAGAGACGCGCCTGAACTCGGCAACGTCCCCGCCCCACTCACTCAGGAATCGGAGATAGTCCTGCGCTTTTTTGCCTGGCCACCGATGTCCTCTCTGCGGAAGTTCTCCATATCGTTCGCTTCGGCAATCAGGCGATCCACGAGATCAGGATTTTCCTGCAATACCATGACAGCGTTTTCGACGGTGAACGGGATAGCCTCGCCTTCCGCCTCAACGTCTTTCCAGTCTTTCAGGATGCCGATAGACACCGCCTTATAAAGCGCCTTCTGCCGGTCTGCCTCGTCTTCGGCTTTGCGAAAGCCGGTAGACTCAAGAGCGCGCTTGTACTCAGGATTTCCGGCTCGGGCCACTTTGAACTGGCCGCCAAAAATAGAAACCCAAGTACCCTCGGTAAACTTGCTTACATCATTCCGCTTCGCGTTGAACGCCATACATCACCTCATCCGTTTAAAGTGGTGTCCGTTGTTAAAAAGACGCCCAAGGCCACGGACAACAGCCAAGGGCGCCAAACCGTTAAACGGTGGACTTCACGACGCTCAGATAGTCGCCATTGGTGCCAACGGCGGCCATGTAGGTCAGGTCGAAGGACAGGATGCTGTCTTCCGGCCCAGACGGCAGATCGCCTGACAGGTAGCTCTTGGCCACATCGAACACGTAGGACGTAGTGCCGTCACTCATGGTGTATGTCAGGTTAATCGGCGTATTGGCGATGGTGTTCTGCCAGAGCTCATACGCATTGACAGAGGACCGGACGGTCAGGGAGCCGCTGACGGAGGCAGAGCCTTTGAAGTGGTTTTGATTGAGTTCGCCGAGGCACTGGTCAGAGCTGTGGTTGTTGTTGATTTCCAGCGTCAGGTTGGTGAAACACATGCCGGTAATTGGGCTACCGTCAATAAGGAACGTGCCGAGGTTGTTGGAGCTGTCCATAATGATTTCATCGGACGGCGCCACAAACGTATCGGCGCTCGGGTCGTACTCGTCATTGAAGGTTGTACCGGCAAACGCGGCCTGGGCTTCAATTTTGCTGCCTGACGCCATCGTGATCGACAACTGCGCAACTTCCATCTCCTCCATCAGCACATGCTTGTCGATATCGAGATAGCTTTTGAGGATATCGAGCTTCACGGTATTCGTGCCAACGGTCAGTTGCTGGCTTCCGACAGCCGGAGTGTCAGCGGCAAAGCTGCTCATAAAGGCGGCAGCCAGAATATCATCGAAGTTGTTTGCGGATAGCTCAAAGTCCAGCGTCCCGCCGACGGTGACAGTCACAACCTTCTGGTCGGACTTCTTGCGGTCGTCGCGGATCTCGTTAGACATGGTGGTTTCGGTGCCGAGTGTCAGGCCGTCGTTATATCGACGGAGTACCTTCCAGTCGTCGGTGGTGCCGGCAGCGCGGTATGCGATGCGGACGCGATTCGATTCTGCCATTACTATTACCTCGCGGGATTATTCAGTTTGCTGTTGGGCAGGATGCCCGGATTGGGTTTTAATCTGCCCGAAATGGGCACGACACGTTGACCTGGAACCATCCATCATCGGGACCCACCCGATTCAGTGATGCGGCCTGCGTTTCCAGCTTCCCGCTGGTGAAGTATTCGATATGCTCTGCAACCAAACTCGCCAAATCCATCGCCGGTTTGCTGCCAATGTCTCGATTGGTGAACACCTGAACGAAGATGAGGCCGGTGCGGCGCACGCACGGCTTATCGCCGATTGAGGCGGTGAAACTGTCGCCGTGCTGGATTGTCAGACGAAGCCAGGGCGCTTTGGTGTCGATAGCATTTGCAACGGCGGGGCTGTTGGGCACGTTGTCGAAGGCAATCGGCGCATCGGTGAAAGTGGCGATGTGCGCCTCGATAGCCAGCCGGATTTCTTCAAACGTCATCGGCGGCGCTCCTTCAGGCTGTTGAATGTCAGGGCGTATACACCTTGAGGCGCCTGAGTCTTTGAGCGCCCCTCCTCAATCAAAGCCGCGTACGGGAGGTTATTTTGCACTACGATATATGTGAAAGGCTCAGTGACAGCGCCGATTGCCGCTGCACCTTCTGCGTAAGTTTGGCGTCCGGGCTTGTCCTCCCGATCCAGAACGCTATCGGTCTCACGGCCAACCGTGACTTGGTTGTTGCCACGAAACCGCCCCGACTTGACCGGGCTGCGCTCAATCACACCGGTCAGAGCTTGCAATGCGGTAGCGCGTAGCTCTTTGTTGAGGCGCTTTTCCTGCATATCGGCAAATTCAGCAAGCGAACGTGACCAAGGCATCAGGTTTTCCTCAGTTGCAGCGTATAGGTAGCACTGGCGGGGTCTTTCATAACGCCTTCAACGCGGTAATCGTCATAGGTCTGGAAGAAATACCGGAACCAGTTGTTGACCGTGCCGTCATTGATGAGCAGAAAGCCCACCTCTGGAACGGCAGGCTCCCCGTTCTCGTCTACCAATTCGTTTTGTAGCACCGTCAACTTAATGTCAGTGCCGACGATGTGTTGGCCGTCTACTTCTTCCTGAGAGAACGAGCCAAACACGCCCCTGCCAGTAAACGTGAAGCGCTGCTTTGGCGTTGTTCCCGTAATCGGGTCATAGGTGCCCGCTTCTTCCTTGACGACCTGAAACGGCCCCACGGCGTCTGCGAGATCGGTGTCAAACGCCTCGGCAATGTCCGCTTGAATATCCGCACGCAAGCCCATCAGCCGCGCCTCACAGCGAACGCGGCATTACCGCCACCGGAAGGCAGGTGCGGGCGCAAAACGTCCATGATGAACAGCAGAGCGCCGTTCTGCGGTACGCTGCCGTCCTGGTATTCCTTTTCGGACTCTACGGTGTCGGCTTTCACTCGCTTGCGCTTCAGTCGTGCCTCGCGGTCTGCGTACAACGTGCCCTCGGCTGCGAGTTTGGCCAACTGCGCACCGGCATATTCAACATCGGCCCGGTTGTCGTCGGTGATTTCGGTGATTCCGCGTGAAACAAGCCACGCATTCGCCTGTCGGACAGCCAGGTCGGGGTCGGCAGTGCCTTGCCAGCCTGCGCCAAGTTGAGCGTCAACGATTGCTACTGTAATCATTTGCCTTTACCGCCCTTTTTCTTGCGCTTGTATTTGCTTGGCATGAGGTAACCTCCGCTTATGGGGAAATGGTGTTCATTTCGACTGGCGGTAACTGGTAGTTGGGATGTTTTTGCCCGATGATTAGGATGCGATATGCGATATTTGCGTTGTTAGGCTCCAACCCTCGATACGCGCCACCAAGGATTACGCCGCCTCGATTACCGTTAAAGCATCCGATTCTGAGGCCGACGCCATTAACGGAGCCCCTTCCGTATGCAATCGGGATTTCGCGGTCGTCCCCGGTGTTTCGTTGGGCGTAAATCTGCGGCAAACAAAGAGACAAGTTGGCAAAAACAGGCTGCCCTGTTTCAGTGCCATCATCCGTGACCCATATCGTGAAATCGGAGCCGCTATTCTCTGTGAACCTCCACCAACCAATCCACTCATCGGAAGTAAAGTTCAGCTCGGGAATGCCCGCCCCGTCAGACGAAACCGAGCGAGTCACGAAAGGTATTTGATAGGCGCCAGAAAAGCCGCTCATACCACGAACTCCACTAAGTAGGCCGACGTACCTGTAAAAACGACGGATGGAGCGGACAGATTTCCTTTTGGCTCAATGGTGACGCTTCGTCCTCCCGGAATCGGAATCGAGTCGCCGCCGTTGATGCTGATTGATCCGCCCGCTGTTGATGCCATGGCGGAAATCTGCAAAACGCGGGAATTGACTGGCAATGCTTGAGTGCCAGAGGTGCCCGCAACATAATCCCAGGTGCCCGTCGCACTTCCTGAGACTTCAATTGGAGCGGCCCTTAACTGCTGATCCGTCAGCGCATCGGTTTGCACCTGACTGGCAGGCAGCGGGTAAGATGCCGGAAAGTTGCCAACTGATACAGATTCCCCGTCCAGCGAAACAACTACATCAGAAGCGCGCAGTTGACCGTTTGTAAGCGGCTGGCTGTGCTGGTTTGGATAAATCGAGGGCAAGTTATTGATGCCCACGGACCAAGCGCCGGATTGCGCATATGCAACGGGCTCGCCGTTCAGGCTCACTTCGACTGGACTGGCCCGCAGTTCGGCATCGGTCAACCCGTTTGATTGCGGTGCCAGCGCATCAACTTGCGCCTGCGGTAATGGATAGGTTGCCGGAAAGTTGACCTCCGGTGGGTCAACCTGAATACCGTCAACCGTCACCTTGAAGCGATCGCCATCAATCGTGTTGGACGGGATGCCCCGAAGGTTATATGGCTCGGTCACGGTTCAGGCTCGCTCTGCTGTTCTTCCAAATCCTTCAGGCGCTTACGCCTTTTCTTGATGTTCTGAATCCTCAGAAACTCGGCTGCGATCCACTGCTTTTTTTCTTCCTCGGTTTGAGGCGGCTGGTTGATCGGCTTTTGCATACTTCCGGCTCCTGATTTTTGCTTGATCCTCCAGGCTCAGAAACTGCCCAGGCACGAAACCGTCTTTGTTGAGTTTTTCGCTCATGGCTTACCCCTTGGTGAAAGGGCAGGCCCGAAGGCCCGCCCAAACAAAGTCATTTATATCAATGACTTACTAATTATGGATGTAAAAAGCAATTCCACAATTTTCCCGGACAAACTGACGCTCCCAGTTGGCCGGATCAGCCAGCTCGTCAGCAGTCGGAGAACCGCCTGCGACGTTGGTCTCGGTCCATTTGTAGCCCTCGGGGTGCATCAGCCACTGCTTACGCTCAACCAGAGTCTCAACGCCCGCACCGTCGCCAGCCAACTCGTCGTACTCAACCGCGACAGGGCGATTTGCAGCCGCCTCGCCGTAACCGAACACGCCCGGCATGTACAGGACAGAGACGTAGCGCTGACCAGAAGTGGTACCGGCGATAACCGGCATCTTCTTGTCCTGAACAACCCGCTTGCCGTTGTAGGTCGGAATCATCAGGCCGGTTTCCTGGTCCTGAATGAAGTCGATCTCCTGGTTCTTGCGCATCTGAGCCATGGTCTGCGGGTGAACCGCAATGAGGCCCAGCTTGTCGTCAGACTCGCCCATGGTGGCCACGGCATCCACGAAGCCGCCGAAGTTGAACTTGTTGGCAGAAGTGGCGTTGGCGCCGTCTTGGGTGGAGATGTCGAAGATCATGTCACCAGAGCCAGCCTCGTTATTGAGGAACAGGCCAAGGGTCATCTTCTGCACACGCTCGGCAAAGCGCTGATCCCAGTACGCAGCGGTACGGGAAGCGATTTGACGCATCGGGTCATCCTGACCGATTACGGAGCTCACCAGATTGGCGGTCTGCCATGCGTTGTTGATGTGCGCACGACGGGCAACCATGCGGCCAGTGCCGATCTTGTCCGGGGTGGCGTAGCTGGTCGGGTCGTCGGAGCTGATGTTCTCCGAGCTCGCGTCCAGATCCTTCCAGTACGGGATGGAAGTAATGTCGCCATCGCCAGCAGCGCGGGCAGACAGAACAGCGTTAGTGGTCGCTACACCGGAAGCGATGTATGCGTTACGGTCTGGGCGATCTTCCTGCACATAGGAAAGATACACATCCGGATCGAATTGAACGTCAGAAAGTCGAACAGTGCTCATGGTTACTTACCTCTCAAAGCCTTATAAAACCCGTCGGGGTCGTCTTTTTTGAACTGAAGCCGCTCCGCCTCAGTCATTTCGCGGAATGGTTTCTTTGCAGCGGCCCCGCCGCTTTGAGAGCCAGGAGCACCGCCCCCGCTCGATTTGCGCCCGTCCACAAGGAACGGATAGGTGTTCGTCAGGTATTCGCCCAACTGCTTCGCATCCCATGCTTCGCCGTCTGGGCCATTGATCTTGATGCCTTCCGGGGTATGGCTGATGAACTGCAACGCTTCTTTGCGCAGCAATCCGTAGCGCTGAACCCCGCCGGTCGCTTCCTTGTCGATCAGGCCAGCCACAACGCCTTCGGCGGTCGTCGTGCGTTCGCTGTTCGCCACTTTGTCTTTCAGCTCTTGAAGCTCTTTCTCGCGTTCGTTGGCGCGTTCACGCTCGGTGCGTGCGAGCGTTTCCCACTCTTGCTGCTTTTCCAGGCGCTCACGCTCTCTGCGCTCGGCTTCGGTTTCAAACTCCTGCAACTTGCGCTTGGCAGCGGCACGTTCTTCCCTTTCTTTGCGTAGCGCTTCCTTTAGCTCGTCTGCGGGATCAATACCTTCAACCGCCAGGCGATACCCGTCGCCGTGCGCCTGGTACAAGCCCTTGATGCCGTCTTCCAGTTGCTCGAAGTCTTCTTTGCTGATCTCAAAACGCAGTGGCATAACAAACCCCGTTTGTCGTTGTGGCCTGATCCCCAGGCATAAAAAAACCGCCAGGAGGCGGTTAGTTGATTTCCAAGCCCTCTCGGGCCGATAGCTCATCAAGCGATAACACCCGGCCATCGCTGTCTGTGAATTTGTCGATGCTTACCTGACCGCTGCGGAACAGGCTTGCCCGCTTTGGCCCGAGAACATCGTTCTGGAACTCTTCGCTTTGCCCCTTGAGCCAGCCGCCGTATGTTGTGCGGTTGCTGACTGGCCCATTCATCGATGCCCGTTCGCCCATCGTGTCGATGCGGAATTGGGGCTTGATGATCGGAGTGCGAATACTGCGGCAGTTGAAATGAATCGGCGGTATCGGCCCCTGGCCAATCGGAAACTCTTTCTGGTCAAGGCTTGCGCACGACACGGATGTTTTCTGGTCCAGTGTCGCTAAATACCGCTCGCCTTGAATAATGTCCGAGTTTGCGTTGTAGACTTCCTGCCGTGCCTGGCTTCCAATGTGGTTGATCACCGTCCGCGTCAGAGCAGATGCCTGTTGCCGTGTTCTGGTCTGGGCCAGCGTGAACACCTGGCGGGCAATCTGGTCGCTTGTGCGGCCTTCAATGACGCCTGCCTGAACCGCTCGCATCGTCTGTCGTGATACCGCCTCGCTGAACTCGTCAAAGGCTTGCTGAATCGTCAGTGTCTTGCGTACACCGCTGGCCGTCAGAACCATCTGCGCATTTGTGGCGACGTTGGCTGCAAAATCGGTTTGAAGTGCGCCGGAGAGGTCAACAGAGACGTATCCGCCTAACACGCGGGTTGTCCACTCAATTTCTCGCTGTGCGAACTCGTCCAGCTCAAGCGTCATCTGCATGTCAGAGACGCGGGCCCCAACGATTTCCCGAATGTCGGCCTCAAGGGTGATGATTCTGCGGGCCTGAAACTCCGTGACGTTGCCGGAGGCGATGCGTTCGCGTAATTCCCGCGCCAATGCCCGGAGAACCGGAAGCGCCTTTCTGGCTTGCCCTCCCGCGAATCTTTGGGTATTAACCTGATGCCGCGTGATTGCGTCAATCAGCTGCGTCACAGCACCACGCTTCCACCGCTTCCGACTTCGGCGTCAATGTCCTCGTCGGTGCGCTCTGGATCAATCCCACCAGTCTCACGTCGCCAGTCTCGATAGTCCGAGACGGCAATCAGACCGCGATCCAGCTCCTGAATGCGGGCCATAACGTCTTGAGGGTCTGCGGTCTTGTCGTAAAACTGTTGATTCAGCTCAAACACAATGCTTGGTGTCAGATCGCGGGAGGACATAAACATGCCCGCCCATACCAGGCAGTGGCGAACCCCATCTGACACGTTATGCGCCACTGTGGAAAGGTTGGCCGTGTCCGCACCGCTGCGCTCTTTGACGCTTTCGGCAGTCTCGCCACCTGATCCGTTGCGAATCAGTCGAGCGCCGATGCGAACCATCTGCTCCTCGGCGTCCACCATATCCTGACGCGACATATCATTCGGCTGTGCCTGCAATAGCGTCGCCGATCCGCCCTGCGTCTGAATGCCTTGACGAGAGCCAAACAACACGCCATTCGGGTTCAGAACTTTCCAATCTTCGGTTGTCGTTTCGCCAATGTCGAGGTGCAGCATGGGCTGGCCAACGATGAACGACGCTTCCCGGCGATTGGCAGAACTGCGGTAGTGGTCATAGTTGACGTCCGCAAGGTCCAGCAGCAGCGGCTTGTCCGGATACTCGTCGTTGTTCATTGCCCCGAAAAACTGGAAGGGAATAAAGTCAAAGCGTTCGCCGTTCGCCATGCGAGGCTCAATCCGGCTTACTTCCTGGTTGTCTCGGAAAACGCGCTGAACGTAAAAGCCGTCCTCATCCAGCGAAAGAACGCGGTACTGCTCCTCAATATCAAACTGGAACTCGTCTACCGGGTCTTCGTACAGCTCTTTGAGCACGACCAGAGACAGCTTCTCGCCGCTTCTACGCCAATTCCAAATAGCGGGGCTGTCGTACGTGCGCAGGTAAGCATTCAGCCCCGCCACGTTCTCGTGCGTTGTCTCGTCCGGCGCCTCGGGATAGTCCACCAGAACACCGTGGCGACCGTTGCGCATTAAGTACGAGCAAACACCCCGGCAAAACTGGCGAAGGCTCATCTGTGAGCCGTCAGCGTCTTCAATGAGGTACTCCAGTTCCGTCGGCAGGTCGATTGTCGGATCTTTGCGAAAGATTGCGCCCAACATGCCGTCATGAGTCCGGCCAGTTACGCCAAGCCACAAGGCCCGCTTCTTATAAGACTCGAAACGCTTTTCGGCATCCGGCTCTTCCGGATTCGGCATCGGCAGATAGAAATCGCCCCGCTTCTTAACGGCATCGCTGCCTTCAACGGCATCACGGACACGGCGGGCGCGTGCGTCATGGCTGATGTATAGCGGGTGCTGCGTATCGACTGGCATGTGTGCCTCTATAAGAAACGGATTGGGCCGACGTTGGCGACGGGCTTAACAATCGGGAATTCGTATGCGCAGAAATAACCAAAGGCATCAACCTGGTGGTCAAGGCCGCTCTTTTTATCGGGCTCGCCGTTGGAGTCGTAAGCCTGCTGCTCTATGCATCTAGCTGTCTCGGGGCATCGGGCCGAATTGATAAAAACGGATGCTGTTTCAAAGCATTTATTCACCGAGTTAATGCGGTCTCGAACTCTCGGGTTAGTGCTTTTTGCACGAATCGAAAAGCCTTTTTGCTTCAGAATTGCTATGTCAGAAACAGATGCGCCTTTAGAGCTTGCGTTTTGGCCGCTCGCGTCTGGATAAATCGTTATCTTGTGCCCTTTGCGCTGCCAACGCTCATGTATAAGGTCAGCCATCCACGGTGTATCAAGACCTTCCTTTACCTCGTCTACGCAGTGATATGCTTGATCTCGCTTCACAAAAACACAAGCAGCCATCTTGCCCTTGTTGAAATCCATCCCGATCAAAAGCGGCTCGCCCGGCTGAATGCTCTCGCTTGAGTCGTTGGACTTGCGATCGTATGAGCGGTAAACCGTCCCGGCGGTCAGATTGACAAACTGCCCATCCAGATAAGCGCTAATCAGCCCTTCTGGGTAGGTTTCGATCAATGAGTCAATGTAGTCTTCAGGCAGATAGCGCTCGTTTTCGTAAGTGCTGGCCTGCACCATTGAGTAACGCTCAGTTGGGTTAAGCGCGAACTGCTCATACACAAACATGAAGCCTTCAGGCGTCGTTGTGACGCCTATTCCGTTTTCTACTCCGTCGATCTTGAGGCGCAAACGGGCGATGATTTTGTTCCACGCCTGTTTTGCTTTGGCCTTCGGGAGCGTGTCGATCTCGTCAACCAGAGCCCTTGATATTTTGAAGCCGATGATTGTTGATGGCCGATCCATGGACCGGCAGATCACTGTTCCGTAATAGCGGCCATTACGGCGAACGTGGACCTCTTTATTCGACTCCCGAATGTCGCAGGTGAAGCCCATCAAGTGAGCGGCTTCCTCGAACGTCGGGAAGAAAATATCTCGTATCGACGGGTAGGAAGGACCGAAATAGCCCTGTCGTGTCCCCGGATTCTGCCCAAAGAAGATAAGCAGATCGAGACACCCGACAAACGTCTTGCCGGACCCAAAGCCCCCAACGTAGGCGCGAAACTTCGTGTCTAAGCCGTTCAAAAAAATGTTCTGAGGGGCCGAGAGCTGCATTAATTTTGAGGCTCTTTTTTCTTGCCCCTCGTTACGCTTACGGATTTAACAGGCTCGGCTACATTAAAAGAGATAGCCAATGGCTCGCCCTTTTCGCCCTCTCCATCGCGTTCAGCAAAAGCAGACACAGACACATGCTTGCCAATTAGCTCAAGATTGCGGAGCTTGTCGGGCCACTTCACCTTTCTGACTATCGTCTCTATATCGCCAACAACTAGCTCGTGTATGTCGAGCCCGCTGATCGAGGTTCGCCAGGCTTTGGGCCACTGCTGAATCGGCCTTACTTTGCCGGAGTCGTCCAAAAGGTCTGCAATGTCTAGCTGGTCAATCTCGTGCAGTCGATCCAGAACATATTTGGCGTCAATCCCGGTCTTTTCTGATCGCTCTTGCATGCGATTCTGAATCGCATCAGCAATGACAGGTTTTGACAAGTTCTGAGCACCAGTCTGCCGAGCCGTCTTTTCGCTATACCCGGCCCTGATTGCCGCCTGAGTCGCGTTCAAGTCAATCAGATACTCATCCACGAACCTCTGCTGCTTATTTGTCAGCTTGCTCATGGTTGCTTTTCCACTCTCTGATTAGCCGCTTATCCTCATCGCACAACCGAAGCGCTGCCTGCAACTGTGCAGCGTACAAGCCGAGATCGCCCCAAGTGGTCCCGGTGTACTCTGGAACGGGGCAGGGCTCAGTCAGGATGGTTGGCGGATAGCGGTAGAAGGTTTGGGTTTTATAGATCGTCCGAGTGTTTGCGCAGCCAGTCACCAACAGCAGCAGGATGAGGCTCAGAAGCGCAGTCGTTGTCTTTGATCGCATCTTCGATTCCTTGCCGTTGCTTGCGGGCGTCACTGGCGGCTTTCTGGCGATTGCGGACTGCCTCAAGGGCGAGTTGGTCGCGGCGCTTTAGTTCAGCATCAAGGGCGGCGTTTTCAGCGGCCTGGTTGCGGGCGCTGTCAGCCAATTGTTCGTTGGCTTGGTCAAGTCTCTCGATTTCGCCAGATAGGTGCTGATTGTCTTTGTAGAGCCAATAGACCAGACCGGCCAAGCCAATAATCAGGAGGCCGATCAATAGGTACACATAGGGCATGGCTCGGGCCTTGATCGCACTCAGGATCATTTGAACTTATTGGTGAAGAAGTCAGTCAAGATTTGCTTAACCTTCTCGGCGCCCAAATGAGCCACCATGCCGGAGCAGGCAACCGACAGGCCGGGCGTCCACTTGAACAGGTCAATACAGATCATGTAGGTGACAAAGGCGAAGAAACCGGCGCTGGCCACTGACAACAGAAACGCGGTCAAGTCCCACTTCCGATGCCCGTTCTTCACTTCACCGAGGTATGCCAGGCCACCACCAAATATGCCAACAAGGACGGCGAGAATGGCGTCCCAGTATTCCGCGATTTTTGCGATCAGGACGGCGATTGTCTTCTCTGGCATTTTTTGACCCATAGCAGTTACCCGGCCCCCGGCCAGAATGAATTAAGAAGCGGTGCCCGATCGTGACTGGGAAACCTCG